AATCTCACGTGGGTGGGCGAGCACGGTCCGGAGCTGCTTGATCTGCCGGTGGCGTCGCGGGTGTGGTCGAACCCGGACTCCAAGCGCATGCAGCAGCAGGCGTGGGCGTCGATGCTCAACGAGCCCCGCCACCGTGCGCCCCGGAGCGGGGCCGCGCCGGCCGTCGGCTCAGGCGACGTGATGGTCATCCAGCTGTCCATCGCAGACCGCGAGTTCGGCGAGCTGTGGGTGGACACGGGCCGCAAGGAAGTCCGCGCCCGCGGCGGCCTGGAAGCGACGCTGCGCCCACCGCGCGGCAGGTAGAGAGGAACAGCGAGTGCCATTCACAGTGTGGAACGGACCCGCGCCGACGACGGCCGCTCAGGCCAGCGTCACGACGGGGACCGCGATCAAGACCATGTTGCAGCTGGCGACACCGTCGACCACGCAGATCCAGATCCTGGAGTGGGGTTTCTCCCTCGACGACCCGCCCGGCGCCGACGGCGTGGTGGAGCTGCTCCAGACCGACGTGGCAGCGACGGTCACCGCGCACGTCGCGGCGACCGGTGTGGTCAACCTGGACCCGAACGGGCCGACGACGCTGCTCACCGTGGGCACCTCGGCGACCGGGTACACAGCGTCCGCCGAGGGCTCGATCACCGCGACACGGGTGTTCGACACCGTGTCCCTCAGCTCGGTGTCCGGGGAGTCCGGCCTGTCCTACGTGCGGACGTTCATGCCGGACGTCCGGCCCATCGTCGCCGTGAGCCGCTTCCTCCGCGTCCGCGCCACCACCCCGACCACCGCCGCCGACATGCGCACCTTCATCACCTTCCAGCAGGTGGGCTGACCTGTGCAGACCATCGCCCCGTTCGTCGCAGCGCTCCGCCGCCGCTTCGCCAACCTCCCCGGACCGGCCAGGGCCGTCGGGGAGGCGTCCACCGGCGAGCCGGTCACGGTGGAGTTGCTCGTCGCCGGGGTGTGGGTCGACATCACTGACTACTGCATGGTCCGCGACAACTCCGGCCAGGTCCGTATCACCTACGGCATCCAGGGCGGCGAGGGCTCGCAGACTGAGCGGTCCACTGCGGCGCTGCAGCTCCTCAACGACGACGCGAGGTTCTCGCACCGCAACCCGCTGGGCCCGTACTACGACACCCTGAACTGGAACGCCGCCCAGATCAGGGTGAGTGTCCCGGACGGCAACGGCGGCAAGACGTACCGGATCTGGGGTGAGGTCTCGGAGTGGGTGACGAACGCCGACAGGTCCGGCGAGCACGTGTGGGTCGACGCCACCGTGAACGGCTTCCTGCAGAAGCTTGCGCAGGGCCCGGCGCCGGAACGCTCCGTCATCTACCGGGCGGTCACCACGCCGCTCCTGACCGGGCTGGTGGGGTACTGGCCGTGCGAGGACGCCGAGGGCGCCAAGTCCCTGGCGTCGGCGCTCGTCAACGGGTCCCCGATGACGTGGACCGGCAACCCGATCCTTGCCGCGTACTCCGGCTTCGAGGCTTCGGACCCGCTGCCCACCCTCACCGGCGCCTCCCTGACCGGCGGCATCGCCAAGTACGACACGAGCACGGTCACCCAGTACCAGATGCGGTACCTCCTCGCCGTGCCTGCGGACGGTTTCACCGACCAGGATGTGATCTCCCGCATCGCCGTCGAGGCGGGCGCCTACAACCTGCGCTACCTCGACGTCCACTACAACGACCCGCCCGGCGGGGTCGGCTCGTTCGGCGGGCGGGGCACGCTGACGGTGCAGGCATACGACGGCGACGAGTCCCCGCTCGCCACATCGGGCACCCCGTCGATCAGCCTCGACACGCGCGGCCGGCAGCTGCGGGTGTCGGTCGAGGTGTCCAACAACGGCTCCGCGCTGTCGATGACGCTGCGGGTGCTGGACGTCGACAGCGGCATCACCGATTCCACGACGATCGGTCTCGTCTCCACCCAGGTCACCCGCGTCACCTCGGTCGGTATGGCCCCGGACACGCTCGCCGGGAGCGCCGGCGTCATCGCTGCCGCGGTCGGCCACGTGACGGTGCAGACCACCATCAGCGACATCACCGATCTCGGTGACGCGATCCACCCGACCGGGGAGGCCGCAGGCCGGCGCATTCAGCGGCTGTGCGGTGAGGAGGGCATCGCCTTCGACTGGGTCGGCGACCTCGACGACACCGTGGCGCTGGGGGCGCAGGGCCGGCAGAACGTGCTGACGCTGGCGCAGGAGGCGTGTCTCGCCGACGGGGGGCTGCTGTTCGAGTCGCGCAGCGGGTTCGGGCTCGGCTACCGGACCCGGGCCAGCCTGAGCAATCAGGATGCGGCGCTGGTGCTGTCGGTGTCGGCGTACAACCTCGACGGGGTTCCGGTGCCGGTGGACGACGACCGGCAGACCCAGAACGTCCTCACCGTCACCGTCGGCGCCGTGTCCGCGACCTACGAGGAGACTGAGGGCCCGCTCGGTACGGCGGCGATCGGGAAGTACGGGGAGAGCAACGGGCTCACCCTGAACCTTGCCGCCACCGATCCCGCCGTGGTGCGTGACCATGCGGCCTGGCGGGTCCACTTGGGCACCGTGGATGAGGACCGCTTCCCCTCGATCTCCGTCAACCTCGCCCACCCGTCGATCACGCCGGAGATGCGGCGGGCGGTCCTCGCGCTCCGACTCGGCGACCGCGTACAGATCTCGGATCCGGAGCCGTGGCAGTCCTACGACGCCATCGACCAGCTCGTCCTCGGCATTGAGGAGTCCCTTACCCGCTTCGAGCACAAGTTGACGTTCATCTGCGCGCCGGCCTCGCCGTACACGGTCGGCGTCCTCGACACGGATGCCGCGCGGCTGGACACGGACGGGTCGTCTCTCCTCTCGTCGGTGACGTCGTCTGATACGGCTCTCGCCGTTGGCCCGTCGACGGAGGACTTCACTCGCTGGACCACGGACAGCGGGGACTTCCCGCTGGACGTGCGTGTCGGGGGCGAGGTCATGCGTGTGACGGCCATCGGCAACCACGTGACGGACACCTTCACCCGGGTCACCGCGAACGGGTGGGGAACCTCCGACAGCGGGCAGGCATGGACGAACGTCAACGCCGCGAACTCGGATTTCTCCACCAGCGGCACGGTGGCCGCGCACTCCGTCGGCTCGGTGAACTCCTCCCGCTACAGCGTCCTCGCGTCGCTGTCGCTGGCCGATGTGGACATTCAGGCGGACATGGCGACGAGCGTCACCGCGGCGGGCGGCCCGCAGTTCTCCCACATCGTCGCCCGCTACGTCAACGCCAACACGATGTATCTGGCCCGGCTGCGCTTCAACCTTGACCAGACGATCGACCTGACGATCCAGAAGCGGGTCAACGGCACACAGACCGACATCGAGACCGTCAACATCGTAGGCACGCACGCCGCAGGGGTGTTCTTCACGGTGCGGTTCCAGATCTACGGGACGACGCTGCGGGCGAAAGGGTGGGAGACCGGGGCGGTGGAGCCGGACTGGCTACTGGTCACCACCGACGGGGCGCTGCCGAACGCGGGCCCGATCGGTGTGCGCTCGGTCCTCGACGCCGCGAACTCGAACCCGCTGCCCGTCACCTTCTCCTACGACAACTACCGGCTGCTGAACCCGCAGACCTTCACCGTGACGCGGTCCGTGAACGGCGTCTCCAAGGCGCATGCGGCCGGAGCGGATCTCCGGCTCGCCACCCCAACCCCCCTCTCTCTGTAAGGAGGCACCATGGCTGAGGCCTATCCCACGCCGCTCGCGGGGCAGCGCATCACCGCGAGTCTCCTGCGCTCGATGCAGCCACAGGCCGCCCGCAAGACGGCCGACACCCCACGGTCTGCCACCACGACAGCGACCGCTGACCCGCACCTTCAGTTCGAGGTCGAAGCGAACGCGGTGTACACGTGGTGGGGGTGGATCAAGTACGACGCCCCGGCCGCCGGAGACATCAACATCGACTTCACCGCGCCGTCCGGTGCGCTCGGAGAGTGGACCGCGATCGGCGTCGGTATCGGCCGCGTCGTCGGCGCAACAGACGCCGCCACACCGGTCGTTCAGGCGGACACGCAGGCGTCGACCGGCTACATGGTGCGTGTGGAAACCACCGACGTTGCCGCGGCCCGCGCGTTCGGTGGTCTCGGCACGGCAGGGACCCCGCTGAGCGTCGACCTCAAGGGAACGTTGCGCATGGGGTCGACGGCCGGAACGTTCTCCCTGGACTGGGCGCAGCGGGTCTCCGACGCGACAGCCACCACGGTCTACACGGACTCGTGGATCATCATGCTCCGCATCGCCTGAAGGAGGCAACGTCTCATGCCGTATGGAACCCCCAACGGGCCTGCCGACCCCCGGTATGTGCTGCAGTTCCGCAGCGTCGCCTTGGCTGGCGACTATCCGGTGGCCTTCCAGGTTGCCGTGTCTACCGAGAACATGAGTGATCCGGCCGTGACTGGTCTGGTGCAGTCGTTCGTGGATGTGGTGCACGCGTCGCCAGACTTCCTGCTGACGAGCGGGACACGGTCGACGTCGTACACCGAGACCATCACGGCAGGTGCGTGATGGCCGAACCCCTGTCCGCGTCGAAGATGGTGGAGATCCTCCGCGCGGAGGGTCTGACCGTTCACGAGGTCCGTGACTGGCGCACCCACAACCGCAACAGCAAGGGGCCCTGGGGCCCGGTGAACGGCGTGATGATCCACCACACCGTCACCAAGGGCACGGCCAACACGGTCGACATCTGCTACGACGGCTACGAAGGACTGCCCGGCCCGCTGTGCCACGGAGTCATCGACAAGGCCGGACACGTCCATCTCGTCGGCAACGGGCGGGCGAATCACGCCGGCCTCGGCGACGGCGACGTCCTCCAGGCGGTCATCAACGAGAGAGCGCTGCCGCCCGACAACGAGGCGGACACCGACGGCAATCCGCACTTCTACGGCTTCGAGTGCGAGAACCTCGGCGACGGCCAGGACCCGTGGCCTGCCGCGCAGTTGCTGGCGATCGAGAAGGTG